GAAAAAAAAAAAAAAAAAAAAAAAAAAGAAAATTAAAAAAAAAAAAAAAAAAAAAAGAAAAAAAGAAAAAGAAAATAGAAAAAAATTTTTAAAAAAAAAAAAAAGAGGATGAAGATAAAAGAATGAAAGAAATAGTCGATAAAATACGAGAAAAAAAACGCATAGAACGCATGCAAACAGCAAAAAATGCAACCAAAAGAGGAGGTATCAAAAACCAAAACACGCAAAAACCAAAACACGCAAAAACCAAAACACGCAAAAATCAAAACACGCAAAAACCAAAACACGCAAAAACCAAAACACGCAAAAACCAAAACACACAAAAACCAAAACACGCAAAAATAAAAAACAAAAATATTTAGGCAATATATTTATATAATTTGTGAAGAACAATGTAAAAAATTACAACTCACTTTATAATAAAAAGCAATTCTTTTGTAATAATTCATCCATTTTATAAACGGGGAAAGAATCAACAAATATCGTTTTTGTAATGAAGATATATAATTGTATGTATATATACAATTATGGAGGGTGGTGCAATATTACATGATATTCCATCTGAACAATATTTACAATTTCTCTTTAATAACCCTGTTATTGAATTTATTGGAAATGGTGTATATTCCAACACATTTATATTAACATTACCTGAACCAAATATAATTGTAGGATTTTATCCCGGGAAAAGTCTATCCGACTATACAGAGATCAATAAAGTATTGGTAAAAATTGTTCCTGTTATAGATAGAGAACAAACATCATATATTTCCACCAGAACTTATGGAAATATTGTAGAAAAATACATATTTTTAGATGAAGTTAAAAAACAATTGGATATATATGAAAAAACAAACATCAATCTTGAACCACTTTGTCCAAAAGTATTACATTCTCTTGTTATGGATTATGAAAATACAGAGGAAATTGAAAAAATAGATATATTGATAAAGGTTGATACTCACACCAAAGAATATAATACACACGGAATTATATTCATGGAATATATAGATGGGTCAATAACACAAAACAGGGCTTTGAAAAAATATAGTGAAAATATACAAATGATAGATATGATACATATATCGTTCATGTATGAATACAAAAGATTGATAAATGCTGGATATATACATGCAGATTTACACACTGAAAATGTATTGTTTGTTCCAAAGTACACTTATAGCAATCGTTGTAAATTTAGATTAGTTTTTATAGATTTTATGATGGCTCTATCAATACTTCCCGATAAGATTGATCCTTTAATTAAATATTTTGAAAACCGAGAAACAAGAGAAGATCTTTTTACAAACCCTTTTATTGACACCATAACAGATGATTTTCGAAATTATTATTATTTGGCAAGACAAGGATCAATAAATGCTTTTCAAGAAAATAAGAACCTTACGTATGAAGATTTATTTATTATTAAAATATTCGCTAATAGTCAAGTGTTTTTAAGCTATGTATATCCATCTAACAGTGAGTTTAATGAAAAAGTAAAAAAAATGGAAGATGAAAGAAAAATACAAATAGAAAAAAATTTAAAATCTATAAAAACGGGTGATATTCAAATAAAAGATAAAAATTTTACAATGACACGAACAGACGGAAAATTTTTATTCACGCAGGCGAATCCCGTAGCTATAAATGCAGTTGAAGAACCGGTAGCTATAAATGCGGTTGAAGAACCGGTAGCTATGATTCAACAAAATAGAGATATGAATGAAAATATAAATAATTCTATATTTCGAACATCTTATAATTATGATCCTATTACGTTTGCTTTATATAATTGGCAAATGTATAAGCTTGTTACAAAAGACACATTTAAAAATATTAATATAGTAGATAAAAATACCAACCCAATAGTAGATAATTGGAAATTTATTAGAAATATTCGAACCAATATATTAGAATATATAATTGACAACCAGATCGATGAAAAGGAAGAGTATGATATATATAAAGAATTATACAAAATAGAAGATTTACAAAATAGCATTCAAGTTTACAAAGGTGTTATAAAAGCCATGTCAAATGGAGATGATGAAAAATATGCTGATGAAATAAATGGCAAATACAGAATAGATTACGATGTAGATTTAGAAAATAATATGAATAGTAAAATAAAAGAAGCAACCAGTCAAATAGAAAAGATAGTTGACCAAATTTCATTAAAATTAAAAAGATAAAAAAACATGAATCATTTTATCATCACATCCTTCATTTACTATTTCATACAAAAAAAAATATTTGTATGAAATTACTGTATATTTGTCTATTTGTATGAAAAATAATAGGACAATAGATAATAACATAAAATGTAAGAACAATACAGAACAATCCACCTACACAACAAGCAAAGTATGTCATTTATTCTGTAATTAATCGTGGAACAACATTGATCGTTTGTAATTCTTGGGCCATTAATTTATAGGCGTATGGAATTTCGACTCTTGCAAAATCCGTCATATTATTGCACGTTTTACATAAATGGATGCTAAAATCATTATAATCACGATTTTTATTGTGAAATATGCGTTTTGATATGCCATCATTATAGGATGCCATCATGCCACATTTTTTACAAACATACACAGAATATTTATCACTGACATCATACAACCGTTCTCTACAGAACCGCGACATTCCATGTGCAATCATTACATCACGCTCCATTTCACCAATCCGAAAACCACCATCACGACTACGACCTTCCGCCGGTTGTCTCGTCAAATTTACCATTGGACCAATAGAACGACTGTGTTGTTTATCATTCACCATGTGTTTTAGTCGTTGATAATAAGTTGGTCCAAAAAACACGCTGGTTTCCATTTGTTCTCCGGACAAACCGTCATACATGATTTCATTCCCGTATGTTTCATATCCCAGTCTTTGTAATTCTTCTGAAATATTATAAACACTCAAATTATTAAAACTGGTGGAATCGCCAAACATTCCCAATTCAATGAGGACTTTTCCTAAAAGGGTTTCTTTTAATTGTGCAATCGTCATTCTCGATGGGATCGCGTGCGGATTTAAAATAAGGTCTGGACGCATTCCATCTTTTGTAAAAGGCATATCACATTCCGGAATAATATTTCCAAGTGTGCCTTTTTGAGCGGATCTCGCCGCAAATTTATCACCTAACACGGGTTTTCTAAAAATACGCATTCGCACTTTTGCAAAATTATATCCATCGCCATTTCTGCCCGTATAATTTTTATCAACGTATGTTTCTTCGGATGTTCGAAAGGTTTTACTTTGATCATCATATTTGATTGATTTAGTGGGATCATTACGGTTTTCTTTGATTGGGACAGTTTTAGCAATAATAATATCGCGATTTTCAACAAATGTGTTTTCTGGAATGAATCCATTTTCATCCAATTTGTCGTAATTGCCAAATTTAATTCCGCGTGTAATCGCCTTGTTTGGTTTACATCGAATAATTTCATCACGAATAATATTTTTATCTTCATCTTTTTCTGTGTGATAAATGGTGGCTGAAAAGAGACCTCTGTCGATTGAACCCTTATTTATTAAAACACTGTCTTCTTGATTATAACCACTATGTGTCATAATTGCCACGTGAATTTGTGCACCAGAAGGAATCTTGTCTAAATGAATAAAATTCATCAAACGGGTTTCTACTAATGGTTTCGATGGACAAGATAAAATATAGGATGTCTTGTCCATTCTACGGTCATAATTGGTTGCATAAATTCCAATCGCTTGTTTTTGCATGGCCGTTTGATATGTATTTCTGGGGGATTGATTGTGTTCTGGAAAAGGAATACATGAAGCTAAAATACCAAATATCGTGCTGGGATGTATTTCACAATGAGTGTATTTATATTTCATTATATTCATCGATGATGCTGTGGTGGAGGTCGATCCGTCGCAGGTGGTTGTATCTTGTGCCATAGCATTGATATTTGATTCTTCGTGTAATAACCCCTTTTTCGATGTCATTGCAATCATCGTGTAATTTTGTTCTTCCGGATCAATATATTCAATCACGGATTTCTCTAATTTACATGCGGTGATCAAATCATTCCATCCAATTTCTTTTTTTGCGATCTGATCAATGATTTCTTTTGTAATAACTACGCGATCGTCTTCTACCCGCAAAACGGGCCGTGTTAAACGTCCTCCGTCGTTACAAATGCGTATTTCCAATAATTTGTAGTCGAATACAACCGATGTGTAAATGTTAATGACACCATTGTATTTTTTTTCCTTCATCATTTTATACAATTCAACGGGTCGATCCGTATACCCTAAAATACATCCATTTACAAAGACTTTTACTTTAGAGAACATTTGATTTGGAAGAATGTTTTCTAATTTTTCAATATATGGTTCTACAAATGTATATAAACACGCACTATTCGACGGTATGGTTATATGAGCCAAATAACTAATATTTTTAACCACACCAATGGATTGTCCTTCCGGCGTTTCAACTGGGCATAAAAACCCCCATGTTGTGCTGTGTAATTTACGCGGGGCGACTAATTCCCCGCTCTTTTCAAGGGGTGTATTAATTCTACGCAAATGACTCAAACTTGCTAAATATGTGAGCCGGCTCAATACTTGCGCAACCCCCACCTTGCTACTATTAGATTGTTTTATACTGAAATCTCCCGTAGAAAGTGCTCTGTTAATTCCGTTTTCAATTGTGGTCGATTTCATCAATTTATAAATATTGGTCATGTTTATGATATTCGCAAAATCTTCCGTTGAACGCCACGAACCCGTATTTATAACCGTGATCACCATTTTTTGCAATTCCTTCACCAATTTATTAAAATAATTACGAAACAAATTATTCAGTAATGTTCCAGTTAATTCGATGCGTTTATTAATATATGAATCGCGATCATCGCACGGCAACCATCCTAAACTGGTTTGTAGTAATTTGTTTGCCATGTATCCCAAAAAATATAATTTTTGTTCTTTCGTCGTGCAATGTGGAAACAAATCATTATTGAGAACATCCAACGCAAACTCGCGTTTCTTTATTTGTCCGGTTTCTTTATCCATATTTATAGGTGTATATGCGACAAAGGATGTAATATGACGAATCGCACATTCTTGTGTCATGTATTTATTTCCTTGTATGATTGTTTCTTGTAATTTTTCCAATAATATTTGACTATTTTTGTTTTCTAGACTTAATAAAATATAATCACAAATCGCTTTATCACTCAATACACCAAGTGCACGAAAGAGAACAAACAATTCAATTGGTTGTTTAATACGTGGTATGGTAATATATATTGGATGTCCAAACCCAATGTCTTTATTTGCAATCATCATTTCAATGTGTTTTGGTGAAATGCATTTGTAATCCGGTACAGATTTGATCTCGGCGGTCCATGACCATTTTGTGGTGTTTTTACAATCAAATACATATATTTTGTTTTCGGCGGCTCTTTCTTGTCCAAGGACCGTTTTTTCAGAACCTTTGATTATAAAATATCCACCACAGTCCATGGGACATTCCCCTGTGATTTGAGGATGAATGTGGCGATTTTGAGAGAGGATACATATATCGGATTTAACCATGATTGGCATTTTTCCAATGTTGATTTTTGGCAATGTTTTGCGAATAATTTTTGGTTCATCCATGTTCTCGGTGTTTCTTATGACATATTCTATATTTACATCGACAGTCATTGTCGAAGCATATGTAAAATTACGATGACGGGCTTCTTGTGGCAACATATTTTTAGTCGCGCCGTTATTTTCGTGGATTTGCGGCGGGTATAATTTAAAATTATCAAAATGAATGTGAACTTCTAAAAAATATTGATTTCGAATTGGAATATAATCATTTTCAGATCGAATGACCACTTTATTGAACATTTGAATTGTTCGTTGAATTTGAAAATGAATAAAATGATTATATGATTCTATTTGATGTCTCACTAACCGCTCTAAATGTTGAGAACGAAAATAGGATTCAATGATATGATATGGTTCATCTACGTATTGTCCTAAATGAGATAATAAAGACGATTTTATGGGTGAAAATGTTTTTTGTTGTTTCATTGTTTCTTTTTCAAATAAAATCTCTTTTTCAATTAAATCCCGGGTTGTCATGTTGTTTTCTATTTCTTCTGTAAAACATGATTCTATAACGTGTTCTTCATTTGTTTCTTCGTCTGTATCTATATCTTCATTACAATCTTTGAAGAATGATTTGTTTTGGCGTTGTTCCATTGTTTTCGTGTTTGATGGACTCGACGATAATAGTTCGGATGTAAAACTCACCGCTTTTTTATTTGCAACCTTTTTCTTGATTTTAATCTTTAACGCGGGCACGGCATTTTCTGAAGACGTTTGAGAACATTCAATCAAGGATTTTTCCATATTGCAAGAATACATTTTAAGGTTTTTAACACGAATAAATTATTATAAAATTTCAATTATACTACAATAACAATTAGTAATATTATACAATCAATTTTTTATATTGTTTTTGGTTTTCAGGACGTTTTTATTGAAATGGTTATTTTTCAATAAATATAATATTCATTTCGTCTATACAACCATTCTTACTATAAAACCATGTCAAATCAATCAAAAACAATAACAATTGATCCCGAATCTTTGAAAATAACGGAAGGTGGTTCAAAACCAAAAAGAAAAAAATCGACTTCATCAACTCGTTCTCATAGAACCACCAATGGTTCCGGAACATCCGAAAAAGAAACGACAAACGCAAAAAAACGTTTTTTAAAATACATTCACGAAAAACGCAAACAAGAACATGAAAAAGCAATGAACATCGACAATAATTCTTTTATAAAGAATCAATCCAGGGAAATGAATCAATCAATGGAAATGAATCAATCCAGGGAAATGAACCAGTCAAAAGAAATTTATTTAGAACAACCATCAACGATTGTTATTACAGACATGATTTCACCTAAAACATCCTCTAGTTTTGATGAATCCGTTTTATTTTTAAAAACAATGCAAGATAAAAAAAATAATGCGGCGGATCCAATGAATTTTGAAACTGTTTCAACCACGTGTATTCCTATATCTACGCCGTCATCAAATGTCTCATGGAACCCAAACTCACAATCATTTGAATCGAATAATTTAGCAAGCGGTACTCTTTGTATTGAAGAACCAAAAAATGAAGGCATGTCTTATAAATCGGTTGATATTTTAGAAATTCCGTCCATAAATAAAACTCCTAAATATGGTTGTTTAAAAAATGGTTCTCTTCCAACTTATCGAACTTATAAAAATAGAACATTATTAAATCAACAGCCAAATCAATCAATAAATGCGTCTCTTGTAAATAATGGTTATGCAAATAATAGTCAAACCCACGTTCTAAATGAAAATACAAATATTCATTTAACCGATACAGATAAAACAATTATTGAAAAAGAAAAAACAGAACAACAATATAATGATTTAATTCACGTTGGAAATGAAGATGGTGGTGGTCGAAAACGAAGAAAAACACTTAAACGCACGTTTTTGATTGGAAAATCCAAAGTTTATAAAAATGTGGGTGTTCTCATTAAAAATCGACAATTGAGAAATTCCATCACAACAACTGCCCAATTAATGAAACAAACCCCCATGGATGAAATACGTCATTATTTAATTAAAAATGGATTTATTAAAATTGGTTCTCCTTGTCCAGATGATGTTTTGCGTCAAATGTATGAATCCGCTTTATTAATCGGTGGGGAAGTTCGAAATTATAATCCGGAAAACCTCTTGTTTAATTATTTGAATGCAAATGATAAAATGTGATTGTATGAAAACACAAGTTTTATATGCATTATAAAAATCATAATAGAAAATGTTATAAATTAATGTCTACTTCCAACCCCCTTCCTGAAGGGGGGAATGACACATATATATCCTCCCCCATGTCATAATGGGTTTGTTATGATAGACAATAATAAATAAAGAATATAAAAACATATTTCGATATATATTGTATATATTTATATCGAAAACACGTCTAATCGAATATCACTCTTTTTAAAAAATTATCATGAAAACATCCACCAAATCAAACAAAAAACAGTCAATTCAAGAAGTATCATCTACTAAAAACGAAGAGGGTAAAATTTACAAAGAATATTTTCATTTGACGAAAAAACATCAAGCCGAATATGGTAAAAACACCGTGGTTCTTATGCAAGTCGGTGCTTTTTTTGAAATATATGGTTTAATGACAACCGACAAAGAATACACCCATGACAGTGAAATCGTGAACGTATGTGAAATGTGTCAATTAAATATTGCAGAAAAGAAAATAACCTACCAATCGCATTTTGTTGTCATGGCCGGCTTCCGTGATCATACTTTAGAAAAATATTTGCAAAAAATTACAGAACAACATTTTACCGCAGTGGTATACGTACAAGAAAAAGAAGACAAACAAACCCGACGGGTTTTTCATTCTGTCCATTCTATCGGCACTTATTTTTCATTTGATGTCGACAGTTCTCAAAAAATATCAAACAATATCATGTGTATATGGTTTGATACATATCGCCCTAAACATAAAAATACGTCTCGTGATCATCTTATTTATGGTATTGCCGTTGCGAATACATTGAATGGTTCTTCTTTTTTATTTGAACACGAAACACCTTTTTACATGTCCCCCTCCACCTTTGATGAATTGGATAGAAATATTATGATTCATCAACCAAATGAGATTATCATAATTAGTCCATTTGAAAAAAGAGAACTTGATAAAATATTGCAAATGACCGGAATTCAAACGGATATGATTCATTTTTTCAATTCTAAAACACACGAAAAAACAGAAAAATGTTCTCAACAAACCTATATTCAACATATTTTATCAACCTTTTATGGGGATGATGTCTATCAACTTTGCAGTGAATTTCAAAATAATATTATTGCCACCCAATCCTTTTGTTTTTTAATGAATTTTATTCAAGAACATAACCGTGATTTGGTAAAAAATATTCATTTGCCTCTTTTTAATAATACAACCAAACGGGTTCTTTTAGCAAATCATACATTGCGACAATTAAATATCATTGATGACGTTGGTTTGACAAAAGAAACGAATCAAAAAATAGGGCATTTATCATCGGTTCTCGCCTTTTTAAACAAATGTTGTTCTTCTTTAGGAAAACGTCGATTTGAACAACAATTGTTGAATCCCACATTTGACACGGAATGGATCGAACAACAATATCAAATGACCGACTATTTATTAGATCATCCATATTCCTTTATCGAATCATTACGAAAAGAATTATTACAAGTGAAAGACCTTGAAAAAATAGCACGACAAATTGTGATTGGAAAAATATATCCATCCGCGATTTATCATTTGTATAGTTCTCTTAAACACATTTTAGAAATTGAGAACTTACTTTTTCAATTATTTCAACAAAAAGATGATGCTTTTTATTCAACTATAAAATACTATTTAGAAGAACCCTTTCAAATGTCCGGTTTTGAAATATCGGCGGCGGATACAATAAAACAATTGATTCTTTTTATTGAAACTCATTTACAAATTGAACATTGTAAAGGAGTTCAATCAATACATTCATTTGATGAAAATATTATTTGCAAAGGTATTTCTAATTCTTTAGATCTATTTTGTGAAAAACAAAAAGAGAACATGAATATACTAACAAATATTCGCGAATATTTTAATAATATTATGCGCAAACATAATAATGGAAATGCCAAAACAGAAGCGGCACAAGATAATGATGAAAATGAATATGTGAAATTACATACCACCGAAAAGATGGGTCTTTCTTTTCAAATAACAAAAAAACGGGCGGTTTTATTAAAAAGTATTTTAGCAAAAATAGAAACGCCTTTTATTATAATTCCATTACACGACCCTTCAAATAATGTTTCGACCCCCGAACCATCCAGTCAAACAGAAATCCGGATTTTCATGAAAGATATAAAGTTCTCATCTTGTACAAACACCGTTGATGAAATCGAAATACCAATTGTCAATAAATTATGTAGAGAACTTTTGACGATGAAAGAAAAACGAAACAAAGAAATTCAAATTGTATATCAACAATTTATTAATGATTTATCTATATCTAAATGTTCTTCTTCTTCAAATGAACCGGTTAAAAATCCATGGTTTGATATTATTGAATCTATAGCGGAACATACAGGTAGAGTTGATTTATTACAATGTCGAGCTTATATTGCAAAAACATATCATTATTGTCGTCCAACTATTTATCAATCAGATGATTCTATTAAAAGAGAACATTTTCAAAATAATCCATATCAAGAAAATAATCCAACCAATGAAAATTCATTTGTTATTGTGAAACAATTGCGCCATGTTCTCATTGAACATATTCAACAAAATGAAATCTATGTTCCAAATGATATTACTTTAGGAAAAGAGAACCAAGATGGAATGTTATTATATGGAATCAATACTTCGGGAAAAACGAGTTTGATACGTTCTTTAGGAATTGCGATTATAATGGCCCAAAGTGGATTATTTGTTCCTTGTAAAGAATTTCATTATTCCCCATATCAATCCATTTTTTCACGTATTTTAGGAAATGATAATTTGTTCAAAGGGCTTTCCACATTTGCGGTGGAAATGTCGGAATTGAGAACTATTTTGAAAATGGCGGATAAAAACAGTTTTGTTGTAGGCGATGAACTGTGTTCAGGGACGGAAATGCAATCCGCCATTAGTATTTTTATAGCGGGTCTTCAACATTTGTCTAAATGCGGGGCGAGTTTTCTTTTTGCAACTCATTTGCATGAAATTGTTGGTTTTGATGAGATTCGCGAAATGACAAATATTAAAATCAAACATTTATCCATTCATTATGATGCTATATTAGATACAATTATTTATGATCGTATTTTACAAGATGGTCCGGGTTCTCAAAATTACGGATTGATTGTGTGTCGTTCTCTTTATATGCCGGACGATTTTATACAAACCGCTCACAACATTCGAAATAAATATTATCCAGAAACAAAAGGAGAACTTTCACATTCTACATCAAAATACAATGTGAAAAAAATAAAAGGAATCTGTGAAAAATGCCGTGAAAATATCGCGGAGGAAACACATCATATTCGAGAACAACGAGAAGCGGATAAAGATGGTTATATTGAAAGTTTTCATAAAAATCATCCTGCTAATTTAGCGGTCTTGTGTGAAAAATGTCATTTAAAAATACATCACGCGGAAGAACCGAAACGTAAACTTATTCGAAAAAAAACAACCAAAGGTTATATGATTGTGTAATTTTATTTGTCCATTCGAAAAATATTATACAAATACTGCAACAATAATAATTACAACAAATAACAACAATATTATTATTTCAATTTTCATTGTTATTATAATTGCAACTATGTCAATATATTTCATTTGTATTTAGTAATTTTTTTATGTTGTATTTAGTAAATATTTTGTTTTGTTTTTTATACCTTAATTTCATATAAAATAATATTATTTTCTATGAAACCATATATGAGGACAAATAGACATTAAAAATAAATCATTTCGTTTATTTTAATTTGGAAACGTTCAAATCCAAATCCAAAAGAGAACCGCCTTTCCAACCACCATATTTATTATATGGATTTAATATTTCTTCTGCAAACGCATTGTTGGGTGAGATTATTTCATAATCTTTTTTTATATCATTCACGTATTTTTTCGCAACACTCGTCATGTTTATTTCATCGGGGGTTGAATACGTTTTCCATTTTGTTTTTGTTTCTTTACCATCAATATTATCATCATCGTTTGTATTATCATATATATTACTATCATTCGCATTATAATTCATTTTGTTCTTATCTATATCATCTGTTTCATATGTTCCACCATAATCATCCTGTTCAATACAATTACCATAACAAGCATCTTGATAATAATAATAATAATTGGTATCACGCGTATATGGAACCGTATAATTGTCTATTCGATAACGACCATTTTCATTTCCGGCGACACATTTACTGCCACCTAATAAAATACAACACGGTGAATACGAACACTGTCCACGAGACAGTTGAGAACATTTTTCTTCTAATTCTATAATAGAATGATTGTTCTCTTTACAAAACCCACCTTCAGAAGAATAATCGGGGGATAGTTTACGGGTTGACGGTTCTCTTGTTGTTTTGCTATAATATACAGTGTCTTCATAATTAGGCACATATGCTTCTCTTACACCGTACATTATATCCCCTTGTATATTGCTTAAATATATACTGTCTGCATAAGTAGGAACATATGTTTTGCTTTTATATTTAAAAAAACCGGGTTTATTATAAATTGGCAAGGTGGGGTTATTATTTCCATAATGTGGAATAGATACTAAATTCCCGCTTTTATCCAATACATTAAAATAATTTAGATTAATTGCTCCTAATCCACTCTGGGCACTTAAATCTGTAATAGAATCATGATATACGACATCATATTTATTAGAATTATAATTGACACGAGAATCAAATTTATGTGTGTCCAGATTGTTTTTATTATCAAGGGAAGTGTATTGTTCTTTTTTATTTTTAAATAGTAAATATTCATTTTTAACGGGGGAATTATCTTGTTCTATTGTTTGTTCTAATAAATAAAATATAAATAATGAAAAGAGAACCAGACTAAATGCAAAAAAAAGAATGATATTTTGATTCATATATATAATGATTTATTCTTTTTACAATGGTCTTTTATCACGATTTGTTTACAATATTTATGGTCTTTTATTTTTGATAAAAATGAAAAAATTGATTTCAAATAATATAGAACCTTTATTATAATATATATTTATTTGTCAATCCTTTTCTAAAATGATTATTCCAATTAAATGTTTTACTTGCGGGAATGTTTTAGCAAATAAATACAGATATTATTTAGAAGAAGTTCGCCGTATTAAAATTGCAAATGATCAGGATACAACTAAAGTTGTTTATTTCACTCATAAGAACATGGAAAAGACGGCGGAAGGGGTTGTGTTAGACAAATTGCGGTTGACAAACGTGTGTTGTAGGCGACATATGCTTACACATGTAGATATAGATGCATAATGTTTATTTTTGTCTTTTATTTTTGTGTTTTATTTTTGTGTTTTATTTTTGTGTGAAACAAATAATCTTTTTTATTTATTCTTTTTTACACCTTCGCCACATTCTTTTTATATCTTCCCTATAATCAATCGCACACCATACATCACAAAAATAGTGTTTGTTCCCAAAATATTCGCTGGTATATTCTTCATTTATTTCATAGGCATGACAATTACAGCACCTTTCATTTTTTTCATTTCTTTTATTTCTTTTTTCATGTTTTTCTAATAATTGATGTAATACTGTTTGCATTTCAGAACGATGTTCCATAGTATAATTATTTATTTAATTATTTGATTTGTATAGTAATGATGCTTGTTGTAAATTATGAAATAAATCAATTTTTTCATGATTTTGGTTTTTTCATTTCAAACGCCGATATAATTTACACCCTTGAACATTTAATGTCTATCGTCCCGTAATTTTTTATACAAAACAATATTATTTTGTATGAAACCATATATGGGGACAAATAGACACATGTAATTCTCATAAACCCCCTATCGGAAGGGGTTTGGGAGAATAGACATTAAAATGGCACGGTTAGTGTCAAAAAAAAGAGGTTCAATGTTGGGTCTTTTCATACCCGTATAAATTTTTATTATATCCATTCTTGAAAATGACTTGACTCGTTTTTCTACATAAATAATCAGGACGGTTTATTTATTTTACCGCATTTTTCTTTTCGGCCGGTGTAATGATTTTTATATGGTTTAGGACGATATAAAAAACCGGCGTTTGAAATCTAAAAAAGGTGTAATATAAATATTCTCATTCTATTTTATATTCATACTGTATTTATTATGAGAAAAAAAACACACAACAAAAGACACAACAAAAGACACAGTAAAAAAAAGAGAACAACCCGCGGAGGAGGATGTGGTTGCGGGGGGAAACCTAATAGTGAAAATTCGGTTTTTAAAATGAAAGGTGGTGGTGATGGATATACAAACCCCGCATCGATTGTTTACCATGGTTCGGGTCAAAATTATTATCCTCATAATACACAGGTTGGTGGTGATCCAAACGACCCGTCAAATATGATTGGTTCACGCGGATTACCAAATATGGGGATGCGTATTGGCGGTGGTTCTAAAAAAAAAACAAAAAGAAGAAAACACACTAAAAAAGGACGCCGTATCATGAAAGGTGGGTATGCTGTTCCCCAAGGAACTTTAGAAAATCCAATGTTTCCTTCTTGGATTAACAGAGGTGGAAGTGCGTTTTCTTTTCTGGGACCACCAGTAGGGCCTCCGTCAGCTCTTGCTTCACCACAAGTAAATGAAATTTAATATCTATCGTCCCAAACCCCATTCCGAAAGAGGGTCGTAGGTATGTCGTTTTTATTGTAAAATAAAATTTGACAATAAAATAATAATATGTTTTGTTTTTATATATATTATTATTTTATATAAAAATGAAAATACCCGACATACGCAAATATTGCACGCCGGCTTTAGTTTATTTCACCATATCCATGGTTGCTATTTTAATCCTTTTTGTACAAAACATGAGGGATTTGAAATCCTATTGTTTAGCAAATATTGAATGCGATACATATACTGTTTTTTTAATATATATTGTAAAAGTAATTTATGTTCTCTTTTGGACATGGTTGTTAAATTTAATTTGTAAATCCGGTGCATCATGGGTCTCGTGGTTATTGGTATTATTTCCTTTTATTTTGTTTTTTGTTATTTTGTTGTTTTTCTTTTTTGTATAAAGTTTGTTTCTTTTTTCATTGTATTATTATTTAGTATTTTAGACATGTTCTATAAAAAGAAAAAAGAATGCAATCATTTTGGTTAGTTTCATATAAAAAATAATTATTTTGTATGAAATCATAAATGAGAACAAATATATACATATCATTGTAGAAAATACCCTTTTGGAAGGAAGGGGGTATGAGATAGATTAAGCAATTATTTTTAGTTTTGGTTTTTTTACACGAATTTTTTCTTTTTGTGGCGCAGGCGCGGGTTGTGGTGGTTCTTGTTCTTTTTTGGCTTCTGGTGCGGGTTGTTGTGGTTCTTGTTCTTTTTTGGCTTCTGGTGCAGGCAATGCTTCTATGTTTATTACAGGTTTCTTTTTTATAGTTTTACGTTTCACTTTTAATTTAATGACTTCTTTAGCATCTTCTTTAGCATCTTCTTTAGCATCTTCTTTAGCATCTTCTTTAGCCTCTTTTTTAGCTTGTTCTTTTTCTGTTTTTTTTCTTGGTTTTCGTGGTTTCTTTTCTTTGGCTTCCTCCTTGGCGTCTTCTTTAGCGTCTTCTTTGGCGTTTTCTTTGGCTTTTTCATTGGCGTCTTCTTTGGCTTCCTCTTCTTCCAAAACTTTGGAATAATGAATCGCCCGGGCAACTTTAGAAGAATCAACAGAACGTATTTTTTTAAAAACAAAATAACGATTCATAAAAGAGATGGCTTTTTCTTCTGTTGTCATTCTGGTTGCATCCCCATAATGATTTCGTTTTTGTGGATTTCGTTCCATTTCATATTCCATATGATGAAATAATTCTTCAAACATTCCAGTTGCATTTGGCAAATCAAATTGTTTGACTTCTTCTTTTGTAATTAGAACAAAACCATAATTTTCCATCAAACGTTGAAAATAGTTAAAATTGACTAAAAATTCACGTATCACTTTTTGTATCGTGTCCTGATACACATGAATAGCAAACCCAATCGACATTTCATCATCCGGAAATTCACTTTGTGTATATTGTTTAGTAATTTCACACATTTTTTGTTGAGAACCGGCTGAAAAGATAGAATAAGAATCACCGGTTTGTTTATTTTTCAATGATTCAAATATGGTTTTTCCATCATAACATGTTCCAATAAAATATCCACCAACACGGGTGCATTCATTTATATTCGTTAAAAACCCCGTCAATGTTTTTATATCTTCAAAATAATAATGCAACGCAAATTGACAAGAACTCACATGAAACCCTTCTTCCGCTAAACCATAACAATTATATACACCTTTTCCTAAACGATCTTGATCTTTTGTTCCACTACCAAATATTGCCTTTGAAACCATTTTGTCTTTTTCTGTTCCAAATGCTTCGCCGGTTCGAATATTAATAGACGTATTTCCATTTACAAAAATTGCTTTTGGCATTATTTTATTATTTCGATATTCTTTCAAATACCTTGCACAAGCGCCGTCCAAGAAATTATGAATATTATCTCTTGAAATATCAATTCCATATACAAATCCTAATTTCGCATCAATCCATTTAGATAAATCGCCCCCTTTTCCAACGGCGTAATCGATCAATGAATCTCCCCGTTTGCAAACACCCAAAATTAATTTGCGTTTTACATATAAATTGTGGAAATTTCGCATGGCAATTGTAGAAGACCCGATTGTTTTTTGTCCGGATGATTGTGTTTCATTGTTTCGTTTATAATAAACTCCTTCATTGGCTTCAAATGAAATATCGTGAACATCATTTGGAACATTCCCCGTTCTCAAAATGTCTTTTGTAATAGGAAAATGAATAGATGTCCAATTATTATTTGCCACGTGATATGCGTTTCCATAATTCTTTTGACCAGATCTTAATTCAGCGGTCTTGTCATATCTCACACGGATAGGAACCCATCGCCAACCTTTTTCTAAAGATAAATCATATTTAAATTCGACAATCATATCCTCTTCAAAATATTCACCCTCTTCTGTTTTTAATATCATTTCGCCGTTTGCATTTGAAACCGGGATGATATTTGCATATCGGGCGTTTTCATCATATGGATGTGTTGGGAAAAAGGGGCAGGGTTTATATGTGGATTCATTGTCTAAATTCTTTGGATTTTTCACAGAGGGATAATTGCCGTCTATTACAGATTGATATGGATTGATAAATCCGTGTACTTTTTCATCAAATCCACACATTAAAACCAATTTTTTGTATTGGGTAATATTGTCATTTTTTGCTAAAGAATCGCCTTCTTGAAAAATTGTGAATAATTCGTCGCGTCCATTTTTGTCTTTTTTGACAGAGACCAAGAAATCGATCGTATTATATTCGGGCGGTTTCCATTTAAAAGACAATTCCCATGTTGTCTTTGAAAGCGGTCCTGCAACACCCACTTTTGTAGATGCTACACCGGTATTGCATGGTGTGAATATGATCCCATCCGTGTTGTACGGGAATAAATGATTTTCCATATTTGATAAAAGAATAGAACAGGCATCGAAAATGGTGGTATTTCCGCTATTTGCCGTTGAATAGAATTCTTTTGTTTTTAATATAAAATTACATGCGGTTGGTGTGTTCTCTTTTTTAGAAGTGTCATTTGTTATATTTATGGGATTCAATGATTTAATGAATGTTTGTAATAAAGAT